TGGAGATGTACAAACTGAGCGTGAAATTATTGAAATCCTTGAAGCGAAAGCTATGATCGGATTAACAATCAATGATATTCGTAACGAACTAGGCTACCCTCCTATTGAAGGTGGAGACGTAACTCTTGCAGGTGTTCACGTACAACGTTTAGGTCAGTTACTACAAAAAGAAATGATGGAAAAGCAAATGGCTATGACACCTAATGGACAAGTTCCAGGAAGTAAACCTACCCAAACAGCTAAAGAGGAAAAATCCCAGGCAGAACAAAAAGGGATGAATGGTGACTCTAGCAACGTTAATGGTAAAGGTTCCTTTAACAAAGACGTAGGTAAAGACGGTCAACTAAAGGGCGCTAAGAACACGAACTCTATGAAGCAAGGAGGGAAAGGTGACTAATGGCTCTCACTAACTATAAAAAAGGTTTAAATGATGGTTACAGAATCGCTAAGTACAATAAGCTTCCTAAGTTCGGCTGCGAAGGTGACGATACTAAAGAGTACCTGCAAGGGGTAATCGATGGTAAACGTCTGTATCAAATTGACAAGCGCAAAGAAACGTTATCATAAAAATCCTCAACTAAGTGGTGCTTCTGTTATATTAATAGCAGCAAATTACCACTTAGAGGGGAGGATACCCTATGACAAACATTATTAACCCCTTGACAAATAAAGTTAACCTTTTCGTACCGATCGACCTAGAAGAGTCTATCAGTAAAAGTAATGAAGACCCTAGCGGTAAATCTTGGTGCCTACGAGGTTATGCTACAACTCCTGACCTTGATTTACAAGATGATATTGTTGACCCAAGAGGAATCGATATCAGTCACTTGATTACTCATGGTTACTTAAACTATGAGCACTATCAAGGTGAAGAGTACAAGATTGGTGTCCCTACTGAGGGTACTCATGTAGATGATGTCGGATTGTATGTCGAAGGGAAGTTATACAAAAACAACCCTTATGCTAAAAGCATATGGAACCTAGCAACTAACATCCAAAAGTCAGGTATTGACCGTAAGATTGGATTCTCTATCGAAGGTTTTGCTAGAGCTCGTGATAAAAGCGATCCTCGTATTATCAAGAGTACATACGTTACTAACGTAGCGGTTACAACAAATCCTGCTAATCCTAACGCTGTTTGGGACGCTTTCATGAAGAGTTTCCAAGTTGGGTATGCAATGACACCTGAAGAGAGTATAGGCGTTGCTGCATTGAATCCTGACAGCCTGGCGAGAAGTTTATACAACTTATCTTGGGCACTGAAGGAAACAGATCAGGAAGAGTTCAAGAATGTGTGGGGCGAAGTAGGTAACTACTTAGATGCTATGGACAGATACACTGATGATAGCGCTATTCTATTCTTACAAATTTCAAAGGGATATTCAAGAGCTCAAGCTAAGGAAGTTCTAGCTGAGATGACTAAAATGTCCGAACAATAGGAAGGAGTTTCATAATGGCTAACGAAAAATCATTCGCTAAATTAACTGAACATTTAGAAAAGTCTGCAAACAAACCTGAGGACAATGTAGATAACATTCCCGTACAGGAACCTGCTGCACCAGTACAGGAGCCTGAAACAGTAGTACCGCAAGCTGAACCAGTTGCGGAACCTGAAGTTAAGGAACCAGTTACAGAGGAGCCTGTTGCAGAACCTGAAAACAAGGAGCCTGAAGTTGAACCTGAGGTTGAGCCTGAAGCTGAAGAACCAGTAGAAAAGTCTAAGAAAGAAGAAGACGAAGATAAGGGCAAAGACAAAGGTAAAGACAAGGATAAGGACAAAAAAGACGATAAGGACAAAGGCGAAGATAAGGACGAAAAAGTTAAGAAGTCTGAAGAAGTTACAGCTCCTACAGGCGAAGAGTTCTTAGCAGCTTTTGAAGCAATCGTTAAGTCACAAGGTTCATTATTAGGTGATGTTGAAGGTATTAAAGTTACCCTAACAAACGTAATGAAGTCTATCACTGTTCTAACTGAGAAGTTAGAGAAGTCAGCAGAAAAACCTGCTGAAGAACCAGTAGCTGAAGAACCTGCTGTTGAACCTGAAGCTGAAGTTACAGAGGTTGAAGAAGAGGTTGCAAAATCAGCAGAGAAACCTGTGGAAGAAGAGGAAGAAGAGTTAGAAGGTAAATCTGTAGAGTTCATCTCTAAATCTAACGGTATTCCTGAAATCGAGCCACAGGAAGGCGAAGAAGCACCTGCTGCTGAAGAACCACAGGAAGAAGAGTTCGATGCTACGAAGCACGTATCAGCAGTTGCAGATTACGTAGTAAATAACCATTCTAAGATGCACCCTGTAACGGTTCAAGGTATCCGTCAAGCAGTTAGTCGTGTAAAACGTGGCGATGGTACAGCACAAGATATTGAAGTTTTCAAAGAAATTTTAAAAAATATCTAAAAATTCAAAAAATTCAGTACAAAGTGTTATATTAATGTCATGAAAGCTTGAGAGAGCTTTGCAAACGGTGGGTTCCTCCTCCTAGCCCACCTTTGCTTTTGACTATAGGATGGACAAACATACGGTAACTATTAAATCAAAATAGATTTCAACTAGAAGGGAAGATACATACATGGGTAACGAGTTAAACAAAGACCAAACACAGCCTGAGGTTCGTAAATTACCTGAAGAAGCTGAGAAGAAAATTAACGAAGTTCTTTCGAAGTCGTTTACAACTGGGGTAGGAATTACGCCTGATACGCAACAAAACGCAGCAGCTTTAAGACGTGAGTTCCTTGACGAAGAAGTTAAAATGTTAGCTTTCACTAGCAATGACTTCACAATCTACCCAATGATTAGCAAGCAACAAATCAACAACACAGTAGCTAAATACGCTGTATTCTATCAACATGGACGTACAGGGCACAGCCGCTTCGTTCGTGAGGTTGGGGTAGCATCTATCAACGACCCTAACATTCGTCAAAAGACAGTTCAGATGAAATTCTTATCTGACACTAAACAACAATCGATCGCAGCAGGCTTAGTTAACAACATTGCTGACCCAATGACAGTGTTAACTGACGATGCGATTTCGGTTATTGCTAAGTCTATCGAGTGGGCGATTTTTTACGGAGACGCTGCTTTATCTAACGACATCGATCCTCAAGCAGGTATCGAGTTCGATGGTTTACACAAACTTATCGATGAAAAAACAAACGTATTAGATGTACGTGGTGCAGACTTAACAGAGCAAATCTTAAACAAAGCTGCTGTTGTAGTAGGTAAAGGTTACGGTCGTGCTACAGACGCATTTATGCCAATTGGTGTACAAGCTGAGTTCATGAACAACTTACTAGACCGTCAACGTGTTATCCAACCTGCTGCTGAGGGCGGAATGGCTACAGGTTACACTGTAACTCAATTCAACTCAGTACGTGGAGCAATCAAGTTACACGGTTCTACAATCATGGAGAACGACAACGTATTAGTTGAAGATCGTTTACCACAAGCAAACGCTCCAATGCCACCACAATCGGTTGTAGCAACAATCGTTAAAGATGGTAAAGGTAAATTCGCTGCAAGTGACGTTCCTAACGTTTCTTACAAAGTTGTAGTATTCTCTGACGAAGCTGAGTCTATCGCTTCTCAAGAAGTAGTAGCTACTCTTACAGGTGCAACTGACTCTGTATCATTAGCAATCACTCTACAAACTTTATACCAAGCGCAACCACAATTCGTAGTTATCTACCGTCAAGGTAAAGAAACTGGTCATTACTTCCAAATCGCTCGTGTAGCAATGTCTAAAGCAGCAGGAAACGTAATCACTTTCGTTGATACAAACGAAGTTATTCCTGAAACTACAGACGTATTCCTTGGAGAAATGAACCCACAAGTAGTTAGCTTACTTGAGTTACTACCAATGATGCGTTTACCACTTGCTCAAATGAACGCTACTTACACGTTCACAGTCCTTTGGTACGGGGCTCTAGCTCTATACGCACCGAAGAAATGGGTACGTATTAAGAACGTTAAATACATCCCTGCATTAGCAGCAGATGTTACAATTCCTGTTAAATAAGGAATACAGAGCTTAAGTAAAACTGAATAGCTAAACTAAATAGGGAGCAGATGAAATATTCTGCTCCTTTTTATTTAAATAAAGGAGCGATACTATGTTAATTCATGAATATTTTGCAAATAAAACAGTAGCTACATATTACGGACAAGTTGTTTTCAATGAGAAAGGTGAGAATGACGACTTACCAATCGAAGACCAAAAGGAATTAGCTAAGATTGACGGTTACACGTTCGTAGATAACGCACCAAAGAAAGCAGCACCTAAGAAACCTGCAAGCAAAACTAAAACAGAAGACAAAGAATAACAGAAAGCTGAGGGTGGTTACTAATGATTTTTAATAACCCAAATGGCGGAAATCCTTACGATCACAATAACGAACAGCTAATCGATAGAGATAAGGTTAACTCATACACTCTAGAAGATTATGGTTTGACTGTAGATGCAGTAAAGATTAATCACTTCGGTATCGCAGTTACTGATCCTCGAACAGGAGAAGAATTGCCTGATGCGTTCTATAAAGCTAAGATTGAGCAAGCAGTGGCACAAGTAGAGAAGATGCTAGACATCGTTATTCTACCTCGTTATGTGAGAGAGCATCATGACTTCCATCGTAACGACTTCGATAGTTTCATGTTTATCCATGTACACCGTAGACCGATCGTACAGATGGAACGTATCCGCATGGAGTATGGTGGTAGCTCTGTTTTCGAATATCCTACGAAGTGGTGGAGAGTTAACAAACTACCTGGGCACATTGAGATGTTACCTACACTAATGCTTGCAGGTGAAGGAACAACTATGAACGTTTCTCAGATATACTCAGGGTACCCAATGATTTCAGGTATTCCTAGTCTAGTTGGAAATAACAACTACGCACCACAGTTATTCCACGTAGAATATATCGCAGGTATGCTTCCTCCTTCTCGTAGCGGGGTAACAGAACAACATGAAATGCACGCAGACTTATGGACACTCATCATCAAAGTAGCTTTAAAAGAAGTACTACAGCAATGGGGTCGTCTAATCATCGGAGCGGGTATTGCGAACATGTCTGTATCTATTGACGGTGTATCTCAATCGATTGATACAACTCAGTCTGCTATGTATGGTGGGGCTTCTGCCGATATCATGCAGATTGACCGAGACATTGCAGATTTAGTTCCTGCATTAAAATCTTATTACGGAATGAACTTAGGACTAATCTAGGGAGGGTAAACAATGGCACAGAAACCATCTATGTTGCAGCAGATTTCTACTGCTACATTCCGAACACCCGAATTGGATAAGCACGTAGATGATTTCTCCCTAGATGCCCTATGGGAGAAGTCTTACTTATGCCCATGTAGGGATAAAGCAACACGACAACCAAACCAAACATGTAAAGTGTGCCACGGAAGAGGTATCGCTTACCTTCCACCTGAGCCATTAAAAATCATCATCCAATCTCAGGAGAAGGGTTCTAGCAACATTGACATCGGTTTAATGGACGCAGGTACAGCTATCGGTACACCCGAGCGTGATACACAAATCGCTTTCCGTGACCGATTAACTGTAAAAGAAGCTACGGTTCCACAATCTTTCATTCTAGATGCAACAGAGCGTAGGATCAAGAACGGATTCTACATGACGTACGATGTAAAGAAAATCGACTTCGCTACTAGCATGACAGGGGAACTAATAGAGGGAACAGACTTCACAGTAGACCTCGACCACAATCTATTTTTCCCTGCTGCACACTTACTTGGAAAAAATATTTCTCTTAACATACAAACCACTTTACGTTACCTGGTAGCCGATTTATTAAAGGAACACCGCTATGGTAGAGACCAACAAGGTAAACGTGTAAAGTTCCCACAGAAACTATTATTAAAACGTGAAGACATCTTTATTGATAAAGAAGCTTTTGATCTAGGCGTAGACAACACTGAGGTTAGTCAAGAGATTGATTCTAAACGTAAACCGAACTATGACGGTCTAAACGGATTCTTTAGGAAGAAAGATTAATGTCTAGAAATGCTAGAAGACCCCGATTCCTAAAGAATGACCAGGCTACGAAATCAGCAATGAAGAACGTAGGGAACGCCCTGGTACAGGAAACGTTAGATGCAGGTATGAAGGCTGTAATTAAACAACAGCCAAAAGATGTATCTGCAACTCGGATGCCTAAGTATTTAAAACTAACTCAGGAACGTTTAGATAAGCTAGAGGTTATCGATTTAAAGCCATTCTTCGCACACAGTAGTAAACGTAAGAAATCTAAAGATGGTGGATGGTACCTATCGGTTCCAATCAAACGTAAAGCTAGAAATATGTCAAGACGTATGTACGAACAACTTCGTGCTATCGATATTGCTCCAAGTGAAAGACAGACGGTTATATCAGATTACCTATATGATCGTAGAAGAGAATCCGATGCTTCTATGTTGAACTACGAACCGAAGTCTAAGAATATTACAAAGATGCGTTCGGGTAATAACCGACACGACTATGTAGCATTCAGAACGGTATCGGATAAGTCCCCACAGAGTAGTTGGATTATCAACCGTGGTAAGGTAAACAAGGATGATACATCAAAAACATTCGTTGCCAATGTTAACAGGCTTATGAAATGGAAGATGAAAAATGGTCTATAGGGAGGAGGGCGCAAGGTGATACCAAGTATTGACTCATATTTGCATAACGAAATAGAAGAAAAATTACAAATTATCCTGACAAACCGTTATATTATAGAGGAAATCTTAAAAGATATCAACCCTACTATCGCTAGGAACTTCATGAGAGCGTATGCGGGGGAGAACGGAAGAGAGATTCCGATTGTGTATACACTGCCCCAGGATAAGCAAACGCAGCAAGGAGCTATCTACATCGGCTTACGTGAAGGGACAGAATCTGACACAAGTATTGGGAATACCGAAGGGACTTACGACTACAAAGAAGGCGGAGTATTAACAGAATACGCTGCAATTCAATCTACTCCTGAAAAGGATAAGTTGTACTTCGAAGTATCTAAGCCTATAGGTGAGCTAATCTTGGTAGACGGAATTACTTTCTCTGCAAGCGACAACAAAAGAGTCGAGGGCAATAGAATCTACTTTTCTTATGACCATACACTAGCTGCTTTAACTGATGAGTTCGCAGTAACTTATGTTGAGTACAGAGAGAACGAAGTAGGACTAAAACAAGGTTTCACAGCCACGGAACATTATTCCGTACTTGTTGTATCTACCAATATGGATACTGTTCGATGCCTGGACTTGATTGTAAAGTCCATCCTGATTCTGATGAGAGCCAATGTCGAAGAGCATACAAACATGTTACTGCAAAGGCTACAGTTCGGTCAGATAGAGCCAATCGAAACAGGTAGATCGGCAGATGGTACTGTACCTGAAATCTTATATGGTAGAGAGACAATTGTAGAGTATAAAACTTCTTATAACCTGGATGCTCCTCTACTAAATGACATACACAAGTTTATCGTGGAAGCGAAATTGAAGGAGGAGAACGACAATGGCTAAGGAAGACAAAAACCTGGAAGAAGTATCGGTTGAAAAGACTGAATCTTCTGACAATAAACAAGTGAAAAAAGCCAAAGAGGTTGAAGTTAAACCGTATGTACATATTGACACTTTCTTACAAACTGCAAGACAAATGTTCGATATGAGCAATATGCAAGCAGCAGGGTTTAAAGCCCGTATGAGAGGTCGTCATTATCAAACGGACGAGCAAGTATTCCTCAATGAGCTTAAACAATATTTAGATTTAAAATAACAGCTAAATAGAAAGGAAGACAAACGCTATGACATCTTATGGACACGACAGAAAACGTCCTCACACTGAGATTTACCTTAACTCTAGTGCTTTGGGTTCTGCTAACTCAAGAAGTGAAAAACCTCTTGTAATTATCGGTTCTGCTACAGGCGGAAAACCAAAGACACCAGTAGAGTTAACAAACTTCGCACAAGCGAGAGAGTTCTTCCGTGGTGGAGAATTACTAGACGCTATCGAAATGGCTTGGAATCCATCTCCTGATACTCGTGGAGCAGGTAAAATCTTCGCTATTCGTGCAGACGATGCAAAACAAGGTACAAAAACAAGCGGAGGACTAACAGTTACATCTAAGCTTTACGGTGCAGATGCAAACGAAATCCAATACGCTTTAAGCGACAATGCACTAACAAGCTCTAAACGTTTCACAGTGTACTACACAAAAGAACGTTACGAGCAAGTGTATGACAACATCGGTAACATTTTCTCTATCCAGTATAAAGGAGCTTCTGCTTACGGTGGGGTAATGGTAGAGGTTGACAGCACAACTAAACTTGCTAATAAGTTAACTCTTAAAGCAGGGGTAGATAAAGCTACAGCTACTGTAGTTCGTTCTTACACATTAGGAACTGGTGTATACCAAAGCCTTAACGTGTTAATTAACGATATCAGCAACTTACCTGATTTCACAGTGACAATGAACACTCTAGGTGGTAACAAAAACGTAGAGACTCAGTTCTTAGATGCACTAGTTGAAACAGACGTTAAAGCAACAGCTAAAATGATTACTGCTATCGGTGCAGACTTAGTTAACCAAACTGAGACTGATCCATACGTAACTCTTACTTTCGATCCAAAAACAGCGATCCCTGCTTCAATCCCTGTTACAAACTTAGCGGGTGGAGAAACAAAAGTACCTGCTGAATCTTGGGCACCATTGTTTGAGTCTATCGCTGACTTAGGAGCTTACTACATCCTACCTCTAACAGATAAAGAAGCAATCCACGGAGAGCTTTCTCAATTCTTACGTGACGAGTCAGGAGCAGGTAACCAACTAAGAGGTTTCGTTGGTGGAGGGCTTAAAGAGACATTTGACAAGCTTAAAGCACGTCAAGCAGGTCTACGTAACGCTCGTATTAGCTTATTCGGTAACTCAGGTACACGCAGAATGTCTGATGGACGAGTACTTAACTTCCCTGCATACATGGGTGCTGCTTTAGTAGCAGGTATCGCTAGTGGTGTGGCAATCGGGGAACCAACTACTTACAAAAAGCTAAACATCGAATCTCTAGACCTTAAGTTCACAGGCGACCAGTTAGACCAGTTAGATGCAGTCGGAGTAGTAATGGCTGAGTTCAACCGTACTCGTGCTAAATCTTACTTCCGTGTAGTAAGTGACCCAACTACTTACAACACAACTACTGAGCCTGTACAAAACCGTATCTCTCTTGGAGAAGTTTCTGACTTCTTAACAACAGACTTACGTACAGAGCTAGATGAAACATTCATCGGTACTCGTTTACGTAACACATCTGCTTCTATCATCAAGAACGCTGTTGAATCCTTCTTAGATAAACAGAAGAACGTAGATGGACTAATCGTAGACTACAACCCTGATGACATCCAAGTAATCATCACTGGTAACACTGCTCGTATCAACATCACAGTGCAACCTGCTCGTGGTCTAGATGCAATCACAGTTTACATCAACTACGTTGATAACCAATTAACTGCGTAATAGGGGGTTCTCCCCCTAACCAGTTTTAAGGAGGAACTGTAATGAAAGAGCGTGATAAAGAAGCTTTGTTGAAGTATCGTATCCTTTACGAAACCAAGCAAGGAGAGGGAGTTACCCTTGAAATGTGCGGGGGATTCATTAAAGACAACGTTACTTTTTACATAGGCAAAGGTGAGGAAAGGCATATGACATGTCTTACCTTAGAAACAGCCAAGCAGCTATCCCTTGACCTACAAAGGCTTATCGAAGCTAAGGAAGGTCTAGAATACTAATAATGAACAGGAGTGAACTACATGGCATCTGTAACTAACCAAACGGTACAGACTGGTAATACAGTATACTTTATGATTAAAAACGTACCGATCGCTCGTGCTCAGTCTATCTCAGCAGAACGTAGTTTCGGTACTACTGGGGTATACCAAATCGGTTCTATCATGCCACAAGAGCACGTTTACTTGAAGTATGAAGGTTCTGTAACAGTAGAGCGCTTCCGTATGAAGAAAGAGAACCTTGCAACATTAGGTTTCGCTGCTTTAGGGGAAGAAGTACTACAAATGGACATCATGGACATTGTACTGTATGACAACTACACACAAGAAGTAATCGTAGCATACCGTGGATGCTCTATCGACAGCTATTCTGAAGATGTTAAAGCGAACGAAATCACTAGTGAGAACGCTCGTTTCTACTTCCTAACTTCAGCTAACGTCCGTAGTGCGTAATACTAATAAGAGACCCTTTTATAGGGTCTTTTTTTATACGTAAAATAGAAGGGAAGGCATATTATTATGAGCTATACACACAAGTTTAGAGACAATATGTACATGCACCCTGAAGTAAAGATAGGTGAACTAGAACTTGACTTAAATAAGACAATTAAATCTCTTGAGACCCTATCACTAAGTAGCTTGATGAACGTAGACGCAAGACTACCTGTAAATGACGAAGTACTAACATTCGATGCAGCTACAGGAAAGTGGGTACCTAAACCACCTACAGGCGGAGGAAGTAGCAGCAGTTCACCTTCCTACCTGGTTGATCTAGCGAAATGGAAAATTAAAAACGATGGAACTAGTGCAGTACTTACTACAAAAGGGCTTAACGATGCAATGGCATGGGCAGCCCAAAACGGGTATGTCGAAGCAGTCCTTCCAAGAGGTACATATCTAATCGATAAGGACAGTCAATTAAAACCGCAAAACTTTTTAATCCTCAACTTGAATGGCTCTACTCTACAAAAAGAAACAAACGGATATACAGGCTATAGTGTAATCAGTTTTAAAGACAATCAAATCTATTCACGAGTAACTAACGGAATTATTAAAGGTGACAGAACTACACATGACTTCAGTAGTGGGGGTTCACATGAAGGTGGGTACGGAATCGAAATTGGTAGCTTTACTCCACCTGCTAACGGAGGGAATAACTGCCGATTCATTATCCTGGATAACTTAGAGATATGTGACTTTACAGGAGACTCTGTGACTCTTAACAGCACATTCGGTCAGATTTCTCCTATCCCTACAGCACTAGCTAGTTCATGGGAACAAGGCGCTATAAGCACGACAGACGGTACTCTAGTAACAAACAATGCAAAGATACGATCTAAACTACAGTTCGATATGACTCAACCTGCTATCGTTAAGTATGGTTATTTCGGACTATACGGTAATGGTTACGGTGGGCTAGGAACAGACATCACATGTGACTACTACGATGTAATTTTCTACAATGCTAGTAATACATTCGTATCTTCTACAGTAAACGTCCAATTCTTTGACGAAGTAGAAGTACCTGTAGGAGCTACATATGCTAAAGTCGTTCTTCACCAGTCTACTATTCCTGCCGCAGCAAACTGTTTAATAAACGTCCGAGTACCTTCGTTCCCGCAGCATGTGTATATTGAGAAATGTAATTTACACCACAACCGCAGACAAGGTGTATCAGTATGTGGCGGAAAGAACATATATATCACAGGAAACCAAATCCATCACATATCAGGCGCAGACCCTCAATCAGGAATCGATATAGAAGACGGTTATGATCTGAACCAAATGATTCACATTGAGAACAACGTATTCTATAAGAACGAGAAGTACAACATCATCGTAGTTAACGGAAAGAACATTTACATTAATGGGAATACACTAATGCCACCTGTAAGTAATGGGTATGTAAGTTTAGCGGTCAATGGTGGAGCAGACAAAGTAGTAGTGACTGGGAACACAATTCGACATAACAAGGTATCGTTATCAGGTGAGACTATATTTGCAAACAACTACGTCTATGGGGCGCAGGTAATCACTAATGCAGCTTATGCTACTAGACAGATTAAGATAGTTGGATGTACGTTCCATAACTGTAAATACGTTTCAGATAACCCATTCCCTTATATCGTAACAGTTGACGACTGCTCATTCTTTAACGATAGTGATAAGTTGAATTCTCTATCTACAGTACTTCAATGGACACTAGACATAAAGCAGGAGCCGCAGGCATTTGTAAACTGTACGTTCCAGGGGCAAGACGTGAACTACTTAACTTATGTAGCTAACGCAGCAGCATTTAAGCAAGGGTGGGTATTCCAAAACTGTAGGTTTAAAAACACGAAGACTCCTGCTTTATTTGCAGGTAAATACACGAACTGTGATTTCACAGATTTAACTACAGCGTTAGGTGTAAACAGGCATAGTGATGGAACAAACTCATTAGAACTTGTTAACTGTAAGTTCGTTTCCACTGATGCAAACAACTCTATGATTACTGTATCTGCTTTAAAGAATTTTGTTATGAGGGACTGTTCAGTAGAAAAAACAAGTGGGTACATCCTAACAATCCAAAGCGTGAATGACGAAGTAATATTAACGGAAAATGCATTTAAGCAAACAAACGATGCTTTGCCTAGAGCACTGGTTACTGTAGAAGCAAGTTTCACTGGTTCACTAATCAGTATGAAGGACAACTACTTCAAAGCAACGAACAACTCCCAAGTAGCAATTAACGACCTAACAACAAACACACCATCATTCATCATACAGAACAACATCTTGAAGAAAACAACGATCACAAGCACAAATGCTATTAAGGTAAATAACATCGTTAACGGAGTTTTACAGCCATAAAAAACGTGCCCTTCTTACTTTAGAGGGGCACATTGTAGTTTACAGTTTCTTTACAGTTCAGTTACAGAGGGTTATTTAGGGGGTTAATGTGTTACATTAGTAGACATAGAACAAGAAAGGAAGTTATGCATGAAACTTAAATCTATCATCACATTAGGTGCATTGTCAACAGGATTCTTCCTATTTGGACAAGACACAGCTTCAGCAAGTGGTTTCGACACAGACAGGAGTATTGTAGACTATCTTTATCACAAGCAAGAGGATCACAGCTTTGGTCATCGTAAACAATTGTCAGAAGCTTACGGAATGTCTAATTACGTAGGAACAGAGGAACAAAACGTACGATTACTTACCATGCTTAAAGCTGACAGAGGAGAAGCTGCTCCTCAGAAACAGGTAGCTCCACAGCCTGTTCAACAAAAACAACAAGCTCAGGTTCAACAAGCACCTAAGCAAGCACAGCCGCAAGGTAAAACTCTTATTGTAGAAGCGACTGCTTACACACC